TGAAAGGAAAATTCTGATGTTTGACATTACTGGATTACTAGCAGTCGGCGGTAAGCTCATAGACAAGCTCATCCCTGACCCAGAGGCCAAGGCCAAAGCCCAGCTTGAGCTGGCTACACTTGCACAGAGTGGTGAACTGGCAAAGATGGCAAATGAAACTGAGATGTTTAAGGCAGAGCAGGAAAACACCACTGCACGGTGGACTGCGGATATGTCATCCGATTCATGGCTGTCCAAGAATATCCGACCCATTGCGCTTATTGCCATCTTCATTGCCTACTTCATGTTTACCGCAATGTCAGCCTTTGGATACAACGCCCAAGAGTCCTACGTAAATTTGCTAGGGTCATGGGGCCAGATAGTGTTTCTCGCATATTTTGGTGGCAGAACGGCTGAGAAAATCATGGAAATGAGGGCTAAGAAATGAGCAGAGAGCAACTATCCCAATGGGTAACTCTTATTGCTTCCGTCACTCTGTCGCTTACCGTGCTGTCAATGGTTGTTGTGTTTATGTTTGGTTTCTTTGACGTGCTAGTCGATAACGACAAACTGTTTGGAATTGTTGGCCCTGCGTTTCAAACCATTGTTGGCGGGTTTCTTGGCCTTATTACTGGTATCAAAATAGGAGAAAACGGCAATGACAAGCCTAAGTAAACACTTCACCCTTGACGAACTGACCGTCACCGACCACCGTGAGTTTGACAACAGCCCGACACAGGAAGAAATCAGCAACCTGCAACGCTTGGCGCAACTGCTAGAACAGGTCAAAGAAACTCTTGGTGGCAAGCCCGTGATGATTAACTCTGCCTTCCGGTGCAAACAAGTCAATGATGCAGTAGGCAGCAAGGACTCCAGCCAACACCGTCACGGTTGTGCGGCTGACTTCCGAGTGCCAGGTGTGACCCCTGACGAAGTAGTCCGCGCTGTGATTGCTGCGGGTTTGCCATTTGATCAGATCATCCGTGAGTTTGACCGTTGGACGCACATCAGCATCCCTAACGTGGATGGCGCAGAACCCCGTGGCAAAGCACTGATTATTGACAAGGCTGGCACTCGTCAGTTCACATAATGGCCACAAACTACACAGGTCAGATCACGACACCGGCAGCACCCAACACGGGTACGCCTGGGAATGAGTACGAGCAGAGATACTTCAGCCAGACCTTTGCCAATATGGGAGGGTACTTTCAGCGCGTCACAGGCATCATTGCTGCGCTGTTCGGACCAAGGGGAGGGAAGTACATCAACATACCCTACGGTGCGTTTCAGGACGGTACAAATCAGACTGCGGCAAACACCACCACGGCCTACCCTGTAACCTTTGATACTACAGACTTCAGTAACGGGGTGACATTGTCAAACTCGTCAAGACTTAACGTGGCTCAGCCTGGTGTGTACAACCTGCAATTCAGCATCCAAGTTAAAAACACGACAAACAGTTCTGAGGATGTTGACTTTTGGTTCAGAAAAAATGGGACCGACATCGCCAAATCCAACAGCAGGTTTGGCATTTCGGCAAGAAAATCATCAGGCGACCCGTCTCATGTAATCGTTGCCCTTAATTTCTTTGTAAGCCTAGCCGCCAATGACTATGTGCAGATCGTTTGGAGAACAAGCGACGTTGCGGTGACCATTGAAACCTTCGCGGCTGGAACATCCCCGACACGTCCGTCAATCCCTTCGGTGATTGCCACCATGTCGTTCGTCTCCAATTTGTCTACAGAAACAGCATAATCTCGTCATGGCACTCATACCACTCAAAATCCCCCCAGGCGTTTACCGTAATGGTACTGAGTACCAGGCTGCGGGACGCTGGTACGACTCAAACCTAGTGCGCTGGTACGAGAACACCCTACGCCCCATTGGTGGGTGGCGCAAGAAGTCAGAGACGCAACTCACAGGTATTTGCCGTGGGTTGCTGGCTTGGGTAACTAATGGCAATGCAAGGTACGTTGCGGCAGGTACACAGTCAAAACTCTTCGCAATGAGCCAAGACTCAACCATCAAGGACATCACCCCAGTGGGTTTTACTACTGGCCGTGCTGATGCCGTCAGCGGGACAGGCTACGGTTACAGCACTTATGGAACATCTGCTTACGGCGTTGCACGTCCTGACATTGGTACGGTACTGCCTGCAACGACATGGAGCCTAGACACTTGGGGTGAGTACCTTGTAGCGTGTAGCGATACAGACGGCAAACTCTATGAGTGGCAGTTGGGGTTCTCAACTCCCACAGTTGCGGCTGTAATCACCAACGCGCCAACAAGTTGCGCTGCCGTTTTAGTGACTTCAGAGCGCATCATGTTTGCGTTAGGTGCAGGTGGTAATGGTCGCAAAGTGTCTTGGAGTGACCAAGAGGACAATACTGTATGGACTGCTGCGTCAACTAATCAGGCTGGTGACTTTGAATTGTCCACAGTCGGCTCACTGAAGGCAGGAAAAAGAGTCCGAGGTGTAAACATTTTGTTTACAGATGTGGATGTACATACAGCCACTTACATCGGACTGCCATTCGTTTACTCGTTCGAGAAGGCGGGTTCTGGATGCGGAGTAATCTCTACCCAATCCGTTGCGGCCATTGACACTGCGGCGATGTGGATGTCCAAGTCGGGCTTTTGGCAGTACGACGGCTACGTCAAGCCAATGACCTGCGACGTTTCGGACTACGTCTTCACCAACATCAATTACAACCAAGCCTCGAAGGTTTACGCTGTTCATAACAGTATGTTTGGTGAAGTCACTTGGTTCTACCCATCAAGTGCTTCAAACGAGAATGATTCCTATGTGACCTACAACTACCGTGAGGGTCACTGGGCGATTGGAACCATGTCCCGCACGGCTGGCACTGACAGGGGTGTTTTCAAGAACCCCATGATGGTCAGCGCAGATTCCTACATTTATGAGCATGAGGTGGGTTTCACCTATGACTCTGTCAGCCCTTTTGCCCAGTCAGGACCCATTGAGATCGGTACAGGCGAGAACATCATGTCCGTCAGGTCTGTTATTCCCGATGAGCAGACACTGGGCGAGGTGGCTATCTCCTTCACGTCAAGGCTGTACCCGACCTCGGCTGAGTCTACCTATGGGCCGTTCTCGGCCAAGGCTCCTACCGATGCCAGATTCTCAGGCCGGTCCGTGAAGATGAAGGTTACAGGCAACATATTGGATGACTGGCGCGTTGGGGTTATGCGTTTGGAGACTACAACGGCAGGTAAGCGTTAATGGAGGAGTTTTGGTCGCTGCGCAAACACATCGAAGCGGCTTTAGAATACTCAGGAGGGACACACACAATTGAAGACATTGCGGAGGGTGTGGCTAGTAACAGATTTCAGTTCTGGCCTGGCACTAAATCCGCAGTGGTTACTGAGATCATTGTCTACCCGCGAATCAAGGACTTGCACTTCTTCCTTGCTGGCGGCGACCTAGATGAACTCAAGCAGATGCGACCATACATCGAGTCTTGGGGCAAGCAGTTGGGTTGCAGTCGAGTATCTCTTGCTGGCCGTCAGGGTTGGCAGAAGACGTTCTTAAAGGATGAGGGTTACGAACCTAAGTGGTTCATTTTAAGCAAGGAATTATCATGAGTTTAGGTGGCCAATCAGATATTTACGCTGCACAAGGCGGTATCCCATCAATATTTAATAGACTAGCCGCTGGTGATGCGTCAGGTGGAATCCCTGTCGATAACAGTAAATACGCGCAGATCATGGAGTTGATGCGCCGACGCAATGCCATGACACCACAGTCTTACACAGGTGGTTATGGTTCATTGGCAGCAACACCTGCGTCATCTGGATCATCAAGCGCATACGATGAGATTCTTCGGTTGCAAAGGTTAAATAATCCAGATCGTTTTACTGCTGATCGTGGAAGTGGCGACTATGCAACTGGCGACGGTTACAGCCCAAATGTAAGCCCTTTATCTAACCCGATGACAGGTAGCGGTTTATACGGTTTTTTAGACGCTTACGGAAATGCTCTTGGCGGGATGCTGCCGTTTGGATTGGTTGCGCAAACAATAGCGCAATCTATGAATCCAGGACAAATAGAACAAGCTGGAAAATTATCATCGCAAGCCCTGAGTGATGCAATAGCGGGGTATACGTCTGGAACTATGTTTGGTGCGCCACCAAGTTCCGCATCAACTTTTGGTGGTGGTGGATACGGAACCCCCGAAAGCCAAGGTGGGTACGGCGTTACAGGAATGACCGGCGCAGGCATTGCAGCAAACCCAATGGGTATTGACCCAGCAACAGCACAAGGACAGCAAGCCGCTGCTTCTAATGCAGCCGCTGCTCAAGCCGCATCTGATGCGGCAATTGCTGGTATGGCTGAAGCAGAAGGCTTTGGGCTAGGACCAGCCGCTACTGGAGACTTTGGTGGTGGTAATGATGGAGTCGGCGGTGGATTTGGCGGGAACGATGGTTCAGGCGCAGGCTTTGGCGGTATCTACTCTCGCGGTGGCTACGTAAACAAGAAGCATCTCAAGGGTCCGAACCCAATGGGTCCCGATGACGGTTACGGTGGACTGGATGATGGCGAGTTTGTCATCAACGCAAAGTCCGTTGGTAAGTACGGCATTGAGTTGATGAATGCCATCAACGCAGGCAAGATTTCAAAGGGCAAACTTCGCGGCTTGCTCGAACGCGGCTTGCTCGAAGCGTAAGGAGATACAAAATGTCAAAAGGCGGTTCCACAACATCAACCCAAGCCATCGACCCGCAGTTAAAGGCTGCGTACCTTGAGAACTTGGGTCAGGGTAAGTCAGTCGCAAGCGCACTGGGAGTGCGCCAGTTTGCTGGCTTTAACCCAATGTACACGGCGGGTGAAGAGCAGATCGTTAATCAATCCTTGACCCCTTTTACGGGTCAGGACATCAACGCCTTTATGAACCCGTACCAGCAAGACGTAATTAATCGCAGCCTGGGCGACATTGAGACAAGCCGTCAGATGGCAGACCTCAGAGATCGTCAGGCCGCTACACAAGCGAAGGCGTTTGGTGGAACACGTCAGGGTGTGCAGTCTAGCCTCACTAACGCTGCGGCTCTCAAGCAGGCCGCTGACCTGTCAGCGAATATGCGTCAGCAGGGTTACGGACAGGCAGCAAACTTAGCGCAGTACGCTAGAGGACAGAACATCCAAGGTGGTCAGAACGTATTGGCTTTGGGTGGTGCGCGTCAGCAGTTGGAGCAGCAGCAGTTGGATGCACTGCGCAACATCGGTGTGGAGAAGTTGGGTGTCGCTACCGGCGCATTGGGCGGCAACATCCCGAACCTTGGTATGTCTACCACAACGCCTTACTCACGTAATGTGGCATCAGGAGCGTTGGGTGGCGCATTGGCTGGTGGCCAAATGTTTGGACCCGTTGGTGCTGGCATCGGCGGTCTTCTTGGTCTTTTCGCTTGAGGTGAATCATGGCAACTTTTGATTTTGGTGGTCTTCTCGGCTCCAATATGTTTGGCAGCGGCGATATGGGACTTGATGAGTACCTCACCCCAGAGCAACGATCACGGATGAACCAACAAGGCATCATGGCGTTGGCCGCGTCCCTGCTGAAGTCATCGGGTCCAAGCGCAGTGCCAATCGGGATTGGTCAGGCTTTGGGTGAGGCTTACGGTGCTGGTCAACAAGGTTATCAGCAGGCTCAGCAAGGAGCCATTACCAACATCATGACAAGACAGAAGTTGGATGAGTACAAACGTGCGAGGGACATGGAAGACCAAATCGCAAAGATTATGGGAAGAACTTCATCAAGTATGCCAGTCGCTGGTGTTGCCATTACTCCTGACCAAGCACTCGCAATGCCAAATATGCCTGCTGGTCCTACAGTGGATCGTGCCAACATGATTGGACAAGTTCCTGCTTCCGGTGCTGGTGTAGCACCAACATCTGCTAATGACTTGCTGTATCAAAAATACATGGATATAGCACAACTTAATGTAGGCAAGAACCCAGCAAATGTAAAGTTATATCAAGACTTGGCGATGCAACTTAAACCAACAGAAGAGTACAGCACAACACCACAGTTTGGTTTAAGTGCCGCTGGCACTCCAATCTCTTTTGTATTGAACAAGTCTGGCGGCATGAAGTTGCTTGATGTCAAACGTAATCCTGAATACAACTATCAAGATGCTGGTGGTTACATCAGCGTCCGTGACAAGACTACAAATAAAGAAATTGAGCGCATCTCTAAAACACTTGCACCTCAAGTAGTTGGCAATGCTGAAACAGGCTTTTTCCAACTTGGTGGTGGAGGTGGTGGAGGTCGACGCCCAGCCGCAGCACCGGCTGCTGTAGCACCACCTCGATATGTACCAAGCAGGGATGCCGCAACACCAGCCGCTGCTGCTCCAGGCGTTGGTAATGTCCCAGGTCTTGTTCCGCTGATACCTGGAACTGGTCCTGCTACCAAGGCTTTTAGCAATGAAGGCGACCTGCGTAAAGAGTTTACAGCGCAGGTTAAGCCGTTCATTGAATTAAGTCAGGCGTATCAAAAGATTGAGACTGCTGCAAAAAACTCATCTCCAGCGGGTGATATTGCACTTGTCTATGGATTTATGAAAGTTCTTGATCCTGGTTCTGTTGTGCGTGAAGGTGAGTTCGCTACCGCACAGAACGCTGGTAGCGTACCTGAATCAGTTCGCAATATGTATAACAGGGCTATGAGTGGTGAGCGTCTTGGTGAAAATACACGTCTTGATTTCTTAAATCAGGCTCGCAACATTATTGAGTCGCAACGCCAGATTTCAGGAGACCTTGTAAAAAGATACACTGATATTGCAACACGGTCAAAATTAAGCCCAGAACAAGTTGTGTTTGACCCATTCAGCAGAATCAAGACAACGCAACAACGAATTTCTGAGACAGCAACTACACCATTACCAAAACGTAGAAAAGATTGGTATGAACTATTTGATTTGGTTCCAGCGGAATAATTAAGGATCATCATGGCAGACAATCAAACAAACATTCAACGCATTCAAGAGAATGTGAAACGCCTTAAAGAAAAAGGACAGACTGATTTTGCTGTTGAGTCCTACTTAAAAAGTGAGGGATTTACACCTACAAAATTTGAGGCATCGGTTCAAAGCGCAAGTAAGTTGGGTGCTGCTCCTATTAAATCATCCTTCCTTGGTCCATTACTTCAAGGATTGTCATTTAACACTTCAGACGAGATTGAGGCTGGAATTCGTGCATTGATGCAGTCAGGCATGAGCGCATTTGACGCAAATAAAACGATTAGTAATCTTGCTACAGGGCAAAAGCCGCAGTCAGCATATGACCAGCAATTGGCTCGTGTTCGCGCTGGCATTGAAGAATACTCACAACAGAATCCAAAAACAGCAATGGCTGCCGAGATTGGAGGCGCACTGCTTCCAATGGCCGCAACGTATCTTCTTACGGCTGGTACTGGCGGTGCTGCGGCTCCTGCTGCTGTGGCACAAACAGCACGAGTTGGCAAATTGGCATCAAGCGCAGCAACCCAGTTGGGTAAGCAGGTACTTAAAGGTTCTGCCTATGGTGCTGGATCAGGTGCATTAAGCGGCTTTGGTGCTGCCAAGGGCGACGTGGGTACTCGCGCAACTGGTGCATTGATTGGCGCAGGTACTGGGGCCGTCCTTGGTGCTGCTGCCCCAGTAGTTACCGCTGGCGGTGGAAGCATGATCCGTAAGGCTAATGAGTTGGCAGGAGCCAATCCAATCACAGCGGCAGAGAAGGCACAGGAACTTATTGCTCGTGCCATCAATCGTTCAGGGATGACTCCGCAGCAATTGGCAGCGCAGCAAGCCATGACAGTCGGCAGACTCGGCCAGCGCGACGAGACACTCGCAGACATTGGCGGTGAGTCTGTTCGTCGCCTTGCGCGTGGTGCTATGGCTATCCCATCGGGTTCGCAGGATGATGTCACTCAGATGCTGCTGCAACGTGCGCAGGGTGCTGGACAGCGTATCGGTCAGGACATTACAGACTTAACGGCTGTTGGACCACGCAGCATCGCTGATGTTGCTGATGAAATCATTGCAAATCGTTCTGCACTGGCATCACCTAAGTACAAACAAGCATATGACTTTGGAGTAGTTGAGTCAGACGCAATCAGTAATTTGCTGAAAAAATCAAAGGACATACAGGCCGCAATTGCAGACGCAAAGCGTTTGCCTGATTATGCTGACCTCCCTGATAACCACATGGTGCTGCTTGATAAGGCATACAAGTACGTTGGTGGAATGGCTAACGAGGCAAAGATGAGGGGTTCTTCTGAACGTGCGCGTGACCTTGAAAGTCTTCGCGTATCACTTAAAGACGCTATCACCAAAAAGGTTCCTGTTTACGGTGAGGCACTTGATACATTTTCAAGTGAATCACTCTTGAAGGATGCACTTGAGGCTGGCTCCAAGAACTTCATGCGTAAATCTCCACAAGAGATCAATAGAGAACTTGCAAAGTTTGGCGATGAAGGCCAGCGCGAGATGTACCGTCTAGGTGCTATTGAGCAATTGCGCAACGACATATACAACCAAAAAGAGACTGCTGACATTGCAAGCAGGTACTTGAGTAAAGGGGTCATGAAGGATCGCCTTGCAACAGTATTTAACTCACCCAATGAGTACGAGGCGTTTGTTAAGCAGTTGGAGCGTGAGCGTCAGATGGCTATCACCCGTTCACGTATTGAAGGTGGATCGCCTACTGCACGAATTGGGCAAGAAATTGAAGAAATTCAAGGCGCATCACCAGGTGAGTTGGCTGGTGCTGGTGCGCAGATGGTTCGTGGTGATTTCATTGGCGGTGCTGCCAATCTTGCACGTCAACTTGGACCGCGCATTCAAGGCCTCAACCAAAACGTGGCAGAGGAGGTTTCACGGAACCTGCTTAACCCAAGTTATTTGCAGAACCAACAGTTCCTTGGAACCTTGACTCCCGTCATGGATGAACTGCAACGTCGTGCAATGGCTCAAGGTGCGCGTCGTGCTGGATACTCCACGGGTGCTGGTATGGTGTTACCAGGTCTTCTAGATTAAAAGGTACAGACATGGCTGAATTTACTGGTTTGCTTGGAGATGCACTTGGATGGATGAAAAGTCCATTGCGAACGCAGCAAATGCAAGGTATTGGTGGACTGCTATCTTCTGGGTTAAGTGCAATATCTGATACCGATAAGAAGTACCAAGAACTTTACGCTAAAGCATTTGGTGATCCTAAAAACCCAATGAAGGTCACAGATCAAAGTGCATTGTCTGATTTAACAGATATGACAATGTCTGGTGCAATGTCGTTTGCTCCTGCCGGAGTTATTGCAAAAGAGGGTGGTAGTTTGCTCACCCCAACAACTAAATTCAAATACCCACAAGATAAAGCAATACAGATTGCGCAGCAACGCGCTGCATTGCCAGTAGATCAAGGTGGATTAGGTTTACTTGCAAATAACACTGCTGAAGAACGTGCTGCGGCTATGGGTGCAATTGATTACCTTCATGGAACAGAGCGATTAGATCGTTTGCTTGAAGGTAAGAACATCAACGCAAAGAGGGCTACTTCTGGTCCAATGCCGTTTGGAACAAATGAACCAGCACTTGCTTCTAACTATTCAATGAATAAGGCAGACACATCTCGTATTGCAAGCGATATGGGAGAAATGCAAAATTATTTCCAAGTATTTCCTAAGTCTATGGGAGAACGTGGTACTTCTCCATATTCTGTTGAGCAGTTGTGGAATAGGTTGCCACAAGAAAAGAAAACAGAAATACTTGACAGGGCTAAACGAGTTGGCTTTGAAGACTTTGACCAATCAAGTGGGCCATTAAAACTTCATCCTGAAGGCGTTAATGCAATGAACGTTTCAGAGGACACTTGGAACTATTATTTGAATCGTGAATCAAAAGGTAATCCATTAACTGCATTGCGAAAGATATGGGGCGAGTCTGGAACGTTATATGGCAATGAAGATAAACTTGCTGAAGTTTACAAACTTGCTGGGTTCCCTTATGAAATTAGCCAAACAAATGCGCCTTGGGCATCTGCAAAAGGAGTGATGACTGGCAAGGCAATGATTTCAAATCCATTAGATACAAGCAATGTTTCTGAGTTGCAAGACAAAGTAATTCCATTCCTAAAAGATCAATTCAAGAACGACAAAACTCGTACTAAAGCGTATGGTGCAGATCAGTGGGATAAAAATACAAGATATACGCCAAAGCAATGGATTGATGAACTTTCAAAAGATGTTAGTGCTGGTGAAAATTCTTATGTATGGACCTCTATTCCAGACAAAGTTACAAATGCTCTCAAGAAGGCTGGATACAACGGAATAATTGATAAAAGCGGCAAGGGTGGCGGTCAAGTCAACGACGTAATAATTCCATTTGAGCCAGAACAATTACGCTCTCGTTTTGCAGCCTTTGACCCATTCCGCAAGACAGCAGCCATTGCCGCAACAATGGGTGTGGCAGCACCTGATTTGCTGGCAGCAGACTTGAACGAAGAAGAACTCCGCAAGCAGATGCAGAGTTACGGTCTACTCTACTGACCCAAAGAACGCGGCCACCAACGGGTCGCGTTTGATCTTCCACTTCTTTGCACGTTGCCTTGCCAAAGCAAACGCGTGTTCCTCAACGCCCTGACCATCACGGCACTTGCGTGATCTTTCCGCGCAAGGCACTGGCGGCGGCTTGGTGGCATCTACCCCTATCCCATAACGCCACATCGCTGCAATGCCTGCCTTCTGCCTTCTGTACGCCTGTATGTGTATCAGCCCTGCCTTACGCAACTTCGTGATGATGATCTGAGTCCCGCGCAACCCGCAGTGGATCACCTTGGACAGTTCTGCTGATGTCATGGCCTTGGCCGTGATGAGTTCGATCACCCTGTCTCGCCTCTTCATTTTCTTAGCAGCCAGCAGTGCTGGCATATCCACCTCACGGGTGACATATCCACCCCACCATCGTGCGGCTTGGACTCCAAGCACTTGGCGCATACCTTGTACTGGCTCATGTGTTGAGTTCCCTAAGAAAATCATTTGCAGCCTGTAAAAGCCCGTGCAAAGAATCATCCTTGTAGTCAGGATGCAAAGGCGGTGCGTGTTTAAGTATCAGCGTCTCTTTGTCCTCATCCGTCAGCCCCACCCAAGGGCGTTGCTGTGGGGTGGTGTAGAGCTTGTCCCATGCCTTCAACTTCATTTGCTGGTGAGGAATTAGGCGAACATAACCAATATCATCATCCTCGCAAAAGACACCCACAGGTTCTTGTGCTGGCTGTGTCAAGGCTGCTTTGATGGCGGTGATGGCTATGCTAATTGGGCTGTCAGTCATCGTGAACGATGATATGTATAAACCTTCCAACGCCTCAAGCGCCGACTTCAGCTTTGCTTTTTCAATTGTGATGTGTGTCATTCTGTTGTTTCCTTAATCTCAGGGGTAAGCGATATTGCTAAAGGTTCTGCAAATTCTTTAGATTGTGCTTTTAAGTGGTCATAGACTTTTTGAGCAAACGGCATCCCTCCGCAAACTAAAGTAAAGGGAATATCAAAACAATGCCACTCACCTTCTGCGATTCTTGATGCTGAAGATTGGTGTGTTGCCTCAAGCAGAGTTTTGAGTTCTTGGCTAAATGTAACTTTTGCCCTTTGTTCAATTTGCTCTACCGTTAAATTTCCAAGCATGATATTCATTCTGTTGTCTCCTTTAATGGTGAGCAATGCTCACAAAGCACCACGGGCAAATTCAGTGGTTACATGAGCATCCCCGAAATCAAGAACTTCCTTATTTACAAGCCCCACCCAAGGGCGTTGTGCTGGCTGTGCTGCGGGTGGGGTGGTGAAGTACTCCACACGATCAAACCCGCCAGCCTCCCTGCAATCGCAGCTTGTTGGGTGAACTTGCTCATACGCATGACCACAACCGTTGCAACGATAGAACACCGCAGGCTCTTGTGCTGCCCTTGACGAGCTTGCCTCGTCCTGTGCCAAGGCTGCTTCAATGACGGTGATGGCTTCAAGAATGTATTCAGGCGCTCCGTCTTCATCATTCTCACGATAAATATCTCGCTCTGTTTCCAACGCCTCAAGCGCAAGTTTCAATGCTTCTTTCATTCCACCGCCTCCTGCTTTGCGGTCAAAGATTCCAAGCGTTTAATCCGTGCCACGTTGTAGGCAACAATTGCGGTGTGGTACTCCATGCTCGATTGGTGGCGTAGCTTGGTGCGCTGTGCCTGTATCAGTTCCTCGGCGATAAGTTCGGCAGGGGTCGGCATGACCCAATGGTTGATTAGCCACTCCCATACGTTTTTTAAGTGGTTCATTTTGTTTCTCCTCTTGCTCGAATTAAGTTGGCACTAAAAACAGCTGCATCCCAATCAACAACTGCTCTTAAATCACCTGAATTACCGCAATCGCAACTTGTGCAATCACAAGGGCGAGGATTTTTAGGTTCAATTACCTTTGCACACGCCTCACGCTCGGCTGCTGCTACTAGGGCGGCAAAGGCTTCAAGTGCATTTCTCTCCGACAACATTTCAAATCTCCAGCTATCGTCTTTATAAATCCGAGCCTCTTTAGCCATGCGGATAATGTCTTCTTGGTTCATTTGAATATGCTCTTTGTTAAAACGGTTTTGGTTGGTTCGCACTGCTTGGTCTGCGCCTTGGTGCTGCTGTAGTACCCAATGGCAAAGCAGATGGCAGCAAAGACCCCCACACACTTAACAAACGTCATCAGGTTGTCCCAAAACCTCTCAAACACGGTAGGGGTTTCTTCTTCTTCATCAACGAATTGAATTTGTATCTTGCTCATGTTGTTTTCTCCAAAATTACTCTTGCACGTTTCTTTTTAATTTCACCAAGGACGATGTCCATTGCCTTCTCCATCGTGGCAATGGATGTCACCTCGACCTGGGCATCGTGTATCTCCATTCCAAGATTTATGGCGTTCAGTTCCGCAGCCTTCAGCACAAACCGATACCCAGCATCCACACCACGCTTTGCGGCGGCGTAAAGTGCGTCCTGGGCTGCCTTGATCTCGTCCTTGTAATCGGACGCAACCCCAAGCCGAGACAGTGCCTCCATCACGTTGAATGCCTCAATGATGTAGTCGATGTCAAGGCGGGTGGCAACGCCACGTCTCAGGGCATCAATTGCGCTGTGGTTCTTGATCTGCACGTCCACGATGCCAGCCTCTGCCACCGGCTTTAAGCCGTTCAAGACCCAAGCCAATGGGTCAGGCAGTTGCGGCTTTGGCCTGTACTTTGAACGCTTTCTCACTGCTGCAACCCAATGATCTCAAGTTCAAGTTCCTTGACCCTGTCCTTGTTGCACTGGTTCTCGTACTCCATTTGGGCAAGGGCGCGGCCAGCGCGTTCCTTGACATCCTTCTCAGCGGCCAGCCACCCGACCAACGCACCCTTTGAGGCTGCGCGTCTGACAATGTCCTGCACGTCACGGGCGGTGAGCAGTCCTGCGCTGCTTGGTGGTGGGGCCATCATCGCAACGATGGCATCAATCTCTTTTTGCATTGACTCGCTCATGATGACCACCACTGCACGAGTGACGCTGCCAACGCAACGCCGATGGCAACAGCCAAGGCGTAGTCCTTAAATGAATTCATGTCGTACTCCATAGTTAAGTGAGCCAATGGC